TCCTATAAGTACTGCAAGAACTCCAATTAATGTTTCTTTTAAATCGTTAGAATCCATCAATCAATCTCCAAAACACGTACTCTTTATCTGCTAGATCTACCAATAACTCGTATTTCTTATCTTCTGAGATAAATTCATCATCGAGAATTTCCCTAACGTACACTGAATCAATTGAATTGTCCTTTGCCCATTGTGCGTTGGAATTATTACTGATGTATTCTGGTATCAATTTACGTAGCTCCGGTGGTAATCCTAATCCCCAGTGTTTTGTTGTAAATATTAATTTTCCAATTACCACCGTATGACCATGTATAATTCGTTTTATTAATTCAGGACTTTTCATAACCATTTAATCTTCGCTACTTTATGAGGATATTGAGCTTCACGATAAAAACGCTTACGAGTCGTTAAATGTCTTTTAGCATACTTACATGAACTAGTAATATCCCAAATCTGCGCAAAATCCTTATCATCTGCAATACGAACACTTCGTCCAATACTTTGTATCACACGAACGAAACTCTTCCCGGGCTCAATAAGTACCAAATTAAAGATACGCGGAATATTAATACCAACTGCCGCAACACCATATGTTGCACAGATAATCATGTTACTTGCGTCTTTAACTTTGTCGTATTCTTTTTTACGCTTATCTGCTCCAGTCTGCCCACTAACAAACACAACATGTTCTTGTAATGAGCGCCATACATCCATGTGCTGGAGGCGCCCTATAAGCTCCTTACCCGCATTAACTCTATCAACGAGTACTAGAGTATTACCGGACAGTGCAATATCACTAATCATTCCGGCTATGTAATCTAACCGTGCTGGATCACTAAGCAAGTACTTTAGTTCAGACTGATAATTATTAAAGATTCTTGCATCTTGTAACTGTTTAATATTGACATGACAATTAGCTAATATACCTTTATCCTGTAATTCTTTTGCCGTCACTTGGCCAACAATATTACCGATACTACATCTAATAGCCTGGAAATCGAATTTCTCTTTAGGAATAGTACCTGTTAACCCCCACCTTAAAGGTATATGTGCCATAGCACTTGTTAACATCGTTTTAAGTGCATCCGCTTTTGCACTATGCACTTCATCAACGATAACGCATACAACATCATCCAGGAAGTCACCTATTTCGATATGTGCTTCACCCTTTTTAGTTTTCTTATATAAGCTATTGAGACTCTGCCAAGTGCAAATTGTATGAGTTTTAATATATTCCTTTCGGTTACCATAAAATACCCCAACATCCAAGCCCATATTTATATAGTCTTCTTCGGTCTGTGTTACTAAAGATTTATTAGGCACAATAACAATAGAACGGCCATATGGTTCAACTAGTTGACTAAGAGCCGCCGTAATAATAGTCTTACCGGCACCAGTAGCAATCTCTTGAACTGACTGTGGATTTAGCAAATAGTTTTCGATAGCTGTTACTTGATGCTCACGTAACACAATAGGCTGACCTGCTTTTGGATGGTCATCAGGCCACGTGATGTGAGAGAAACTATCTGCACTTATCTTAGTAAATTCAAATTGTGTGCTGTATTCACGTTTATCATCAACTTCAATATTGTAACCTTCGTCTATCAATACAGGAATTATTTCATCTAGTAGATTAATAAATGTACTACCACTCAATTGAAAAAAAGATACCATTCCATTCCATCTGCCAAGTTTAAAAGCAGGAGTATGTCTTGCATGTGGCAGTAAGTACGAGAATATTCCTGATAACTTCCGCCTTGTACTTAAATCTAAATTCTGTAGTTTGCAGTTTACCTCATCTTTAATTAAAATTGTTGCTGTTGTCATTTTATCCTAATGTATTTTGATATATCTAATGGCAATGCTTTTATTGTTGAAATACTTTGTATCATTTCAGACATAGAAAGCTTTGACACTACGGTATCGAATTCTAATAGATGTGCGTGTTTCATTTGATTCTCGATATCGCCTTGCCTAATTATCATCTTTTTAATATTCCACGATGCCATCTCTTCATTAATAATAAATTTATTAGTATTACGACCAAAAGAAAATGGACCTTTACGGGGAAGATAAAACAGTACTGTCTTATCCGTATCTTTAAGGTACTTATACAATTCATCCTGAGCGACAGGTGATGTCGCATCATATGTTCTTGATGAGTTCGGCGTTATTGTTATTAATTCGTTACGATATTTATTATTGCCGTCGGGTGGTTTAATACATAAAGTCATGCAGATTTGTTCAATATTTACGTGACTAGTGTCACTGAAATCAAAATCTGCAATACTCGGGAGCATCGTTTCTTCGATATTATTGATGTACATCTGGTCACCGCTAATATGTAATTTTGTTTCCCAATATTCTCTGCCGCCAATGGTTTTATGTATTTCTGATAATATATCTGTTACAGATTTATAAATATTAATATCGTGATTAACAGCAAAATTATACAACGACCTAAATAAATGTACATTGAACTCGCCGTGCCAGAGCCTTTTATTCTTATCCCAAACGAAGTCGTACCGAATATTAGATCGTACTGTAGTATCTTCAGTATTATCTTTATTTAAAAATTCACCGTCGTCGTCATATGTTAACGCACGAATTTCATCAATGATATTCTTATCGAACTTAAAATACATGTACATGGTGTTATTTTCAATTTTAAAAAACGATTGCATTTGCAAATCTTGCTCACTATAAATACCATTCTTCCATTTAAGTGCAAGTGCATCTTTATAGTTGATATCCAATTTTTTAAGCTGTTTCCTGTACTTGTGAACAATAACATCCCAGACATCACTTTGCTTTTGAGTAAGGGCCTGACCTTTCTCGACGTATTTGCGAGTAATATTAATCATAAATTTTAAATCGTAACGATTAAGACGAACGTGATTTATAATTTGGTTACACATTGCATCACGAGTATTCTGCAATGCAGGTTGAGTATTAGGTGCAGTAGTTACAACTACTGGCATCATGCCGGGCGAGATGGTATTTGTCATTAATATTCTCTATGGTTTAAATTAATATACTTTATTATACATTCACAAAGTTGCCCAGTCAATTAAACTGGGCAATTACATTACTTACATAATGTGGCTATCGCCATGCGCTTCCAATTATTTGGACTAATTTTAACAAGTTCGGCAGCCTTAATTGCTAAACGTAAGGATAATTCACGTACATTGTCCTTATTGTTTGCAATCCAATCTATAATATCTGCACCTTGCTCTTTAGTAATTTTAATACCATCAAACAGTTTCCCTGTTGCATAAATCTGTTTAATACGTAAGAACTTGTCACGTGCTGTGTCAATTGTTAAATTAACATAATGACATCTGGATTGTAATGCCGCTAAATGATCCTGCAGTTTAGCGGACTTAATGTTATCGAAGTTAACATTAGTAACAAAAATAACCGAACCTTTGAAGTTGAACGTATCTGGAATACCTTCTCTTTCTAAGTATGTGGACGCACTGTTCCAGCTAATTTTACGAACCTTGCTAGTGTCGAGTGCCGCCTTTAGCAGGTTAAGTGTAAGCTCATCGTACAAGATAACATCACAGTCATCAAATACAATAACATTGTTCTTTTCACTGTTGTTAAATAAGGTAGTGTACAAACCAATAGCCGAAGTTGATCCTTTAACTGTTTCGAATTTTGGACCAATTCGTCTAAGTTTGTTAAACAAGTCGCATTTTTCAAGTTCTGCATTAATATCATAGGACTTACCAATTCCGGCTGGTCCAGTTACGATCATTGCACGAACATCGCCTGTGGTTGTAGCACGAGTCATTTCTTGCAAAATTTCAAAACGCTCTCCGATACGTGCTATAATTTCTTCATCTGTTTCTAGCACTACTGGAGTTTTGGATGGTTGATTAATTTCAACATCGTCTTCAGAGTCAACATTAACGCGAATCTTGTCACGTCCTGTTCCGATTTCATCATTTGGGCGTACAGTAATAAACATTCCCCTACTGCCTTCGGTTATATCTTTAACCAATTCAAAAGTTTGGTTAACTACTTCTACACCACGGTAAGAACCAAATAATACTTTTACTAATGTCATATAATGCGCCTTTAATTAGTTGAGTTAATTGTTTAACTTATGTAGCTATTATATAGTCATACGAATCAAAGGTCTACCTTTATCCTTATGTTTAATAATTAATGTTTACCAGTCACGCTCCACGGCATCATTAGTGAGAATGCTCTCTAAATAACGTACAATTTTCCAATAAGTAGAAGTGCCGTCAATGCCTTCAGCATTTTCCACAGTATCATACATAATTGAACGATAATACTCGGTTTTGATTGCTCTCGTATGCATGGTTGCATCATTGTTAAATTTGACTTCAATTTGCTGTGCGATACTTAATGCTTCTGCATCACTAGGCAATTTTGAACTAATTACTAATTTTGACATTATTTGTGCCTTTTTGAGTTAGTTAATTTATTAGTGTAAGCAATTATTATATAATCAATTATTATATAATCAATAATCCGAAAGGTCTACCTTTAATTTAATTAGTTTTTAGAAATGTGTTAATTTTCCGCATGTAATAGCTTGTCTTTGCGCATCTGAGCTAAGTCTTTGATTTGGTCAACATCGGACTGCAAGCTACCTTCAGCCCCAAATACACCACGCACCACTGCGGCTGCATCATCAACAAGTTGTTGCTGTAATTCGGCTAAACGCCTGGTTATATAATCTTCTGACATTTTAGTTCCTTATTTGTAGTTTAAAATTTCCATTGCCCTGCGAATAAATAAATCTTCTTGCATTTCTGCGGGCAGTGGTTTGCCAAATTCATCCAATAACATATCATCTTGAATTAGCTTGTCCATTACCATTGCCATTACATCAATTGTGAATTTCAGCTGTGCTGTGTTAAGACCTTCCACATTAACCTGACCTTGTTCCATAATTTGTTACCTTTTTGTGAGTTAAGCATTATTTCCAGGCTTAATGTATTGATTTCAATAACTTGTTTATGAGTTAGGACAAGATTAAACAGGTTATCTTTACAAAACACATACCGATTTGGATTTTTCTTCGAGTATGTTATCACAATGCTTCAAACTCTTCTTGCTTACGAGCTATTTTAGTACGGATGTTGTTAAGACGAACTTTTGCACCAGGAACACGCCTGTTGGCTTTGTTGTACCAGAAATCATACTCTTGGTTAAGTTCTTTAAGATCGTAATACGCCTTGTCTTTCTTATCCATTTGCATTATAGTTGCCTTTTGTTTAAGTTATGTGTACATTATACACTCACTACAGAAAAGGTCTACCTTTATTATAGATAATTTAGTCAAAAAAATGCCCGCATAATGCAGGCAGTTTTATTTAGTCGGTATCAAATACTGTTCCACCGAACACGCCTGTCAGGTTAACTGGGATCGGTACTGGATCAGCTGGTAATGTATTATCTGAATCTTCAAGGTACGTTGGAATCATCCATCCTTCATTTAATGGTGGAACATATCCAGTTCTATCATATATTGGCTCAATAGTACGGGTGTATACAGGATCATTTGGATCTGCAGGAAATATAAAACCGGGCATTGCAAATGGAATAGTTTCACCTGTAAAAACAAGATCCATAGTTTGCCCATCGTTAATAATGTAATGCCACGCTCCGCCTTCGTTATCTGGATCAATTGAAACGCCGGGATCATACGGTGCTCCATCAATAGTTGCGTCATGTTTTACGACCATGAATTCAAAACTTGCAATATGATTCCAAGGACGATACTCACCTTGTACGCCGGTATCAGGGGCTGTATATCGTCTATATACATTGGCACCTGTAGTTACAATAATTAAATCACCACCTGTAACAGTAAGGCTCATCGTACCATGATGATTGGGGTTGGATGAAATCGGCACAGTATCATCTACTTGCCAGGTTATTAACTCGTCAATACTTGCATTATTCAACTTAGATGGCATTTCACCGTATTCAGTTTTTACTGTGCCATCGAACACATCTGCGCCCGTAGTATCCGAATGTACCTTAACTGATACATCACCTGTTACAGAATATGCTTTTCCGAAAATAAAGATATCTCTTTTATTTGGGGTTACATCATGTGTAGCCATTATAATTCTCCTAAATATTTAATATTATTTATCACTTTTCAATAATCTAATTTAAATTATTGTTGGGAATAATCTATTAAACTCTTATCAAGCCATGGTAGAACCAAGTCGCGCTGTCTTAAATGACCTGCCTTCTTGACTCCGGCGGCGGCACTTTTAGGAAGAATATTTAAATCTACTAAATCATACCATCGAGTAGTGCGCGGGTCCATAGGTTTATGTTCACTTTTGTATACCACAGCACTTAGCCACGGATCTTCAGGTCTCTTATTAAAAAATCCAATACTGCAATCAAACCCGCTAATTGCTAACATATGAATTAAACTCACAATAGTATGATTGTACATAACGCCATCAAATTGGTTAAATTCTTGTTTATGGTATACAACATTAGTACTCTGCGGTATCATCAATGCAAGCATTCCATCTTTACTCAGTAAATTATAGAAATTTGATAACGTTCCCAGTGGATTAATTGCAAACTGGAAAACGTCATGACACCAAATCACATCAAATCGGTTACCCAATTTTTCCTGGACACGATAATCTTCCATATCGTACTCGATGTACTTGATATCTTCTTGAATTTTATATTTCTGAAGCAACTTCATAGATGTTGCTAAATCAATACCCGAGCACTTAATTTTAAGGTCCTCTGGTATTTCGTCACGAGTAGTTCTACTTGCCCACCATTCTAAATCTAGACCAGAACCACATCCTACATCTAATAGATTGTCAATCGAAAGCATAAAATCATCATATCTAGATAAAGTTTCTAGTACTGTTAAAGAATGCAAATGACTATCAGTTGCAGAACTGAACTGCATTGGTATCATATCTGTATATCCTCCATACCTGCTGTCCTAAGTCTTACAATGTGGCCTAGTTGCCACTGCTTATTATCTAAGCCTTTCATAATTCCTAGGTATTTGTTACGTAACAATGCAACTTCATTAATAAGGACTTCGGAATCAATCACACTATCCTCCGCATACGCATATTTTTCAGCGTCTCTACTAGTTAATGCCTTAGCATACGTTTCTAAGTACTTCTTGTACTCAATTTGTTTAATTCTTTTGAGTTCGATATTTAGGAAATTAAGAACTGCCTCTACTTCCTGTAATTGTGCAAACCGTGTTTCAGTTATTCCGGGCAAGTGTTTAATATTGCTTTCGATTATTCCACTAACACTACATTCCTTTTTCGCTTCAATCAGTTCTTCTTCATACTGATCTATGAACTTAGGAATTAATGATACATTGGCTACCACTTGCCCATATCGTAACATAATTTCACCTAGTCGTTGTATTCGTAATACTGTTCGTCATCCGAATCCGATTCAATATCGTCATCATCTAAGTCGATATATTCACTTAGTGACGATTTAAGATCACTGTCCAATGTATAATCAGTGAAAGACGATGCATCAGCACCATGTTCTATTAATAATTTAATGAAATCATCAGCTGCCGGCTCTTTATCAACATCCAGAATGTGTTCCTTAATTGCATGCCATACTTGTAAATGTAGTTCTATATCCATTTAGTACTCCTTTTGTTTATATATCCTTATAAAACATTTTTTGTATTTTTTTAGGATGTAATGCTACCCATGTATCAACATGTGACTGCACTTCATTGGTATATTCTAAATTTAATGCATCAGTAACACATTCGAATTTAGTTTTAATCACGTCCTGAAGTAGAAATCTATGATGCACCTTATTAAAAATTGATTCGTTGAACGCTTTAAGAACTCGATATTCGTTGTGCTTGAACGATAATTCTTCTTTGATTTTGTTCATCCAATATTCTTTATTATCAAATTCCGGATGAAAATTGAAAACAGTAACTAATTCGTCCTTAATGTCAATTGGCAACTCTTTAAGATCTGTCCAATTTTTAACAACAGGCCAAAGCGAATCCCTTACGTTATTATATGATATAATAGTGTGATCGTCAAGTAAATAGGGTTTGCCTACCTTAAATAATGCTCTACGTTTTAGTTCCATTAAGGCAAAATGTGTATCAACATCCGTATAAATTAAAATACTGACAGCATTATCTGTTATGATAAGTCGATCTGTGTTATCATACTTAATAATAGCTAATTTATTATTAACTAAATCAGGAATAGTTCTAGGTATATGATCGTTTGGATGGTAGCTGTAATCGTAGTCAACTTGATAGCTATCCCACTCGTCTACATTATGAATATTCCAATTATTGCGTACAATTTCTTGAATTGATTGCGTCGAGGATATACAATGTGTAGACTGTGAACTTAATGCCAATGTTAATGCAAAAAAACACCCAGCGGACGCGCCTGAATAATAAACCGCAAAGGGTTTATTCTTCTTCATATCCATCTGCTAAGTCGACCTTAGCGCCGGCATCGTTATCTAGAAGGACCTCACTTACATCACCTAAGGAGATTTCTGCCATTACTGAATCTAAACATCCGTCTTCATTCTTTTCCCAGGCTTTTCTGAACTTTTTAATTTCTGTTCCATCATGCAATTTATATACATAACGATTACCTTGCTTTTCAACAAGTTCACGCTGTTCCATTATATCGAATAAACCACTGTATGGTGCCATACCGCCTTCATATGGAATCTTAACCTGAACACTTTCGAATGGTTTGCTATAACGTGTTTTCATTACTTTACAGCCGGCACGAATACCTTTTACTTGCGATATCTTATTGCCATCTTTATCTTCCTTGAGTTTCATTTTCTTAATTGCAACTACAATAGACGATGCATAGATAAATCCGTTGCCACCAGATATTTTTTCATCTGGGTCGAACATATCCTGCGAGGCATAGGTATGATTGGTTGCTACTAACCCAACATTGTGTGCTCCAAACATGTTCACACTGTTACGAACAAGTGCTGTAAGGGCTTTTGGCTTACGACCAAGATCACCTTTCATATCGCCAGCTTCAAATTGTTTAACATCTGTTGGTGTTAATAACATACCTAGACTGTCAATTACAAACAGGACCTTCGGCCGATCTTCTTCTGGGGTTGCTTTGTAATCTTTCATAAACGTGCTAATAGATAATGCAACATCATCAATCATTGCCATAGACAATTTTAACAACTTGCTTTCATCTGTATCTACATCAAGTGCTTGTAACCACTTTTCGTCAAGTGCGTTTTCACTATCAATTAGTACGACATAGATGCCTTGTTCCTGTGCATGTTTTACAACATTGCCCGATGCTATTAGTGATTTACCACTGCCGGATTCGCCAGCGAATACTGTTACTCTGCCTAGCGGAATGCCTTTGTTAAAATCGCCACTTATTAAATAGTTAAGAGCATAGTTGCCCGTCGAGACCCAATCTGTTGGGTCGTTGAAACCAGTTGACAACCCGTCAATTGATTTGGTTATATCTCTTCTAAATTTACTTATATCGACTGGTTTACCCATTATGTTTCCCATGTTCATTTAAACTCTCTAAATACTTGCCACTTTTAAAGTGATCTAAGTTATGATTTATGTTGTTAACTTCTCTAAGATACAAATCATTTCGGTTTGAACTTGAAATATTTTGAAATTTGGTGAGCATTGACAACAATTATATAACTCGTAATACTGGGGTTGGTTCTAAATCGAAACTGTAATCGAAGTTGAATTGGGATTATAGGATTTATCTAATACGCTCGAATACATCTCCGAGCATATTAAACAATTACCGATTCCTAATCGATCAAGCACTTACTTTTGACGGTCTCGAATCATCTTCAATATGTCTTTAGCTTTGTTCTCGCTTGCAGATTCAGTTTTTTCTTCGACCTTTGCGGCCGCTTTCTTAACTTCCTCTTCAACTTTATCAGCTTTGGGTTCAGCTTTGGGTTCAGCTTTAGGTTCAACTTTAGGTTCAACTTTATCAGCTTTAGGTTCAACTTTATCAGCTTTAGGTTCAACTTTATCAGCTTTAGGTTCATCTGACTTGTCAGTTATCTTATCGATACCAAAAGGTGTGAAATACCTGCCCCATTTTTCAATATCATACGCTTCACCTTCGACAGATGCTTCGAACATTTCTTGAATGATTGCTTGTGTTTCGGCGTCGGGCTTTTTAGGTAAATAATCACCTAGAGTGTATAACCCTTCTTTTTCGATAACATCTAACTCGTCTTGAGTTAATGCTGATTCTTTACGTGACCATGTACTTGTTGAATAATCGGCGTAACCACCTTTTTCTGTTTTAAGAACACGGAAATCTAATCCATTAGCTTGGTCAGTAGGTAAATCTTCAAGCTCAGGATCAAGTAAGCTGTTTTTAATTAACTTAAAGATCTGTGGCGATATGATAAATCTACGCAATGGGTTTTCTGGTACTTTATAGTTCTCTTTTCCTTCCATAGGATCCTGACGCACAAAACCTTGAAATACGTACGAACGCTTCTTCCAGTATTTGCGGCCCATTTCTTCCATAGTAGAATCTTTAAACCATGTGCGCACTTCATCAAGAACTGCGTCTTTGTCGCCGTACATTTCCATGCATGGCATTTGAACAATTACTTCTTTTGAACTCGGTTCAACTTTATGTTCCGCATTACCCGTAATACCATTGAATGGGAATTTGAACATCATACGTTCGACCCAGAAATACGGATTGTTGGTATCTGCATCTTCTAAGAATCTTAGAATTGCTGTTGAACCTTCGTCAATATTCCAGTGTGCGTATACTGCGC